CGTACCAGCAGACACTCCAGACATNTAGTTGCCAGTCGTATCTGTTCCAAGAGCAACAGAATTGGCGGCGATGGAAGCAACGCCAGTGTCAGAAATAGTTACATCACCAGAAAGCGTTACATAAGTAGGAACACCTGAAGCGTTGGCGACAATTACTTGAGCAGATGTTCCTGAAGCCAACTTTGATAGCGCAATTGCTGCGGATGCATTAATGTCGGCATTGACAACCGTACCATCAACAATCATCGCTGATGTAATAGTTCCACTATCTGCTGTCGTTACTATATTTCCGTAGGTTGTTCCATCATTAGTTACTTCCCACTTATCGCTGGTTTCATTCCAACGAACCGAAACATTTGCTGATGTTCCTCGCTCAACCTCTACTCCAGCATTAACAGTTGGTGCCGCAGTGACATTTGAGTTAAGAACAATAATGTTGTCTTCTACGGCGAGAGTGTCAGTGTTGAGTGTCGTAGTTGTTCCGTTTACCGTCAGGTTCCCTGAAACAACAAGGTCGTCGTCAATTGTCGTTGTTCCACCCGCGGAATCAATTGTCAGGTTTCCTGATGCGGTGTCAATCTCGTTCGCGGCAGTAACACCAACCTGTACGCCATCTAGCGTGGCGCCAGCAAATGTTGGTGAATCCCCAGTTCCAACGCCAAGCGTCGTACGAATAGCGCCTGTTGTTGTGTCGTCAAGGATGCTTCTTGCGGCACTTGTGATGTCTGTGGTTGATGCAGTCCCCGAACCAGTGAAGTATGGAAGTTTGTCGGCCGCGCTAGTCAACCCTGCAATTGCTGTGAGTTCAGTGTCTAACGGTTGGTAGGTATTTGCTGTAACCGCAATAGTCGGTGTGCCGCCCTCGGAAGCAGTGCCGTTTGTGAGGGTAATGCCAGTACCAGCAACAAGTGATTGAACATAGTTGCCAGTTGTGTCAGTTCCTAAATCAATTGCNTCATTAACCCAAGCCGTNCCGTTCCANTTNAGGAAATCACCAGTTGTTGGTGACGGAACCGTGACATTGGAAAGATTATCCAGTGTTGCGTCAAGGCTTACCGTTCCTGTTGAGCCTTCACTTGGCGTATGCGATACGGATATGCCTGTGCCAGCAGACAAATCAGACATGTAGTTTCCAACAGTGTCAGTGCCCAAGTTGATTTGGTCATTAACCCAGAGTGTTCCGTTGTATTTTAGGAAGTCGCCTGATGTTTTATTAACGATAGAAACATCGTGTAATTCATCTAGTTCATAACCGTTTTGCGTTGCGACATAGACAATGCCGTTGTTAGTTGCACGAACAACAACGCCCACGAATACAAGGTGGTCTGGTGATGCTGGCTTGGTCTTAGTGAAAGCGCCGTTTTCACCAAGCCACAAAACATCACCAGACGCATAGCCGACAGACAGGTCAATTCCGTCAACATATCCACGAGTAATAACTGGACCATTGCCACTTGATGTAATAGATGCACCGACAACACCAACAGTTTTTGATGATGTTGTATCCGAGTTATTATCTGCTCTTTTTACTGTTGCATGGTCACCAGTGGCGCCAAATAGATAAACAACAGTTCCCGTAGTAAGCGTCGTTGCTTCTGCATTGCGGACATAGGTGGTAGTTGATGAGTAACTATTAACCCAATTGGTTCCATTGTATTGAAGTGTTTGAAATTCCGCTGGAGTAGCAATAACAACATCGCTAAGACCATCAAGATTTGTTCCAGAAATAGAAGTAGAAATTGCACTCTGCACAAATTCTGTAGTTGCAATTTGTGTCGTATTCGTTCCAGCGGTAGCGGTTGGAGCGGCTGGGGTTCCAGTGAAAGTTGGGCTTGCTAATGGCGCTTTATCGTTGTCAACAATTTTTGTCCAAGCGCCTGAAGTGAAAACATATAGGGAGCCATTTGAGGAGTTGTACCAAAGGTCTCCGCCAGAAGCGCCTGCAGGCTCGGTTGCTGCAATTGTTACTGATGCGCCACCGCCCCCAGTTACTTGATTCCAGGCATTGTTGGACCTAAAGTAAAAAACATGGTTCGTGGTATCAATTGCAATTGCACCGTTGTCCAGCGCCGCTGTTGGAGCGCCATTCGTAGTTACCGTTACGAGGCCACTGGTTGCTTTGAATACATCATCGGTAGTTAGATAGTTTGCGGCATTGCGATAAAGGTTTGTGTCCCCAGACGCAGTGCCGTCTGACCAGGTAATTCTTCCGCCAGCATCAATTCTGATTCGCGGCTGAGCGTCATTTTTGATTCGCGTTGATACGGCTTCGTCGGAAACGGTGGAAAACTCAATCCCACTAAGTGGTGTGCCAACAAATTTTGTCATGAATACAGCCTCAACTGTTTTCTTAAATTAGTCGCACCCCTCAAGGTGCTATGAGTATTAACCGATTACAACAACAACATACGAGTTTGATGCAGGAGCGGAAGCAAAAGCAACAGTAACAGCGTCAGTTGTCGTGCGTACAGTATCAGCGATTACGGTGTCGTAGGTCGCTGCATCGTAAACCTGGATATGAACCAAACGAGTTCCAAAACCGTGGGTTACTGTGTAACTTGTTGCAAGTCCGTCACCAATCGTCAATGCGACTTTTCTTGTGAGTACTGGAGCAGAAACTCCAACACCCTGAGTTCCGCCAGCGGCAAGGTTTGCTCGTGCGTCTGCCTCGGTTGCAGCGTTCGTACCACCGTTGGAAACACCAAGCGTTCCAGTTACGGCATCTGAGTCATCAAGGTCAACAGCGCCCCACTGCGCGGTTCCTGAGCCCATTGAGCGAAGAACTTGACCAGCGGTTCCTGACGACTTAACAGCAAGGTCATCGTTGGTGTCAACATAGATGGTTACATCGTCATCATTGACATGAAGGATGTTTCCGTCTTTGCTGAGACCATCACCAGCAGTAATTTGACCAGCACCAGAGAACTGAACCCATGTCATTGGGCTTGTTCCAACGGTCAACAGACCATTGCTTGAAACCACCCAGCCGCTGTCAGCGTTGATTGTTCCTTCTTCAACGAAGGTAAATGTTCCGCCAGATACTTCGCCAGTATCGGCAGTTCCGTTTGCGTCGCTTGCTCTTACCGCAGCGCCGCTTGCCTGAACAACATAGATACCGTTCTCAGAAGCGGTTCCTTGGTCCTTAACAAGAACTCGGTTGCCAGCAACAAGGGTTACGCTCGTGTCAAGCGTGTCGCCAGCCTCAAGTTGGTTGGCAAGGTTGACTGGTCCAGTTGTAGCAACTCTTACTGACTGCTTGACATCAAGACCCTGACGAGCAGCATCAACATAGCCCTTGGTTGCGATGTGCGCTGGGTCTGTTGGCGTTGCAACTTTTGCGTTCCCGTTGCTATCGCGCTTTACAAGTTTGCTTGCAGTTGCTGCATCTGTTGCGTCATTGAGCATCTGCCAGAAAGATGCTGGCAACAGACCAGCACTATCAGTATCGGCAACATTGAGGGTAAGGGTGACCGTTCCGTTTGATTCAGAAACCGTAAGGGCTTCAGCAATTCCTGCACCACCACCAGAAACAATGGTGTGTGGCAAAGATTTCCATGCACTACCCGTATAGACCTTGATTGTGTCCGTGGTCGTGTTATAAATCATCCGACCTTCAAAATTGCTACTGTTTGGGTCAGTTGCTACCTTCTCAAATGTTGCATTGAGAATTTGATTTTGATTGATATCAAGATTTGTTACAAATTTTGTTGCCATGAATAATCCTTAAGTGAGGTACGCATAACCAGAGAACGCTGAAGTAAAGTTTACTACAATTTGCGTGTTGTTTATATATGAAACTTCTCCAATAACCACTGTTTTCGCGGAATCAACAACCATCACCGACGGATAACCTCCGAGAGTGTGGTTTATTGTCCATACCGAAGATGCAGCGCCCTGTGTATGAATATGTCGTCGGGCAGTTTGCGACGCGAAAGTTGAGATGGTTATTAAACTGGGGACTTCTTCGTCAACATTTACATCAATAATTGTGTCTTCAATAATGACTTGGTTTGGAACGGAGTTTGTNGCCGTCATCTTGTNACCTCTGGCGAGAGTCTCCACTCACCCTGCAGTATTCGGCTCACCACTCCAGTGCCAGAAACTATTTCCAAGTCGTAAACTCCAGAACTGTTTAGCAGCGCCGTGTTTGCAGCGCTTATGGTTATTTCAATCGTTCCATCTTCTCCGCCAAGCGTAATGCCCCCACCGCNAGTCGTCAGAGTGACAAGNGCAGTGGTTGAATCAACCGTGCGTCGCACCTGCATCCTTGCTTGGTGCCCAGTCAGGTCGTACAAGAGGTAGGTTGGGTCACCTGGAGGCGAGTTGGGGTCTGGATATCTAATCGTAATGACGCGCGAAAAAGTAGACCCCTGCTGACAAGTCATGTTGTAAATTCCAGCAAGCATATGCGCGCACTCCTAAATCTTCCGCGCCCTAATTGTAAGTCACCCCAGCCATTGCTGGCAGGAGGAATGGCTACAAGATGCTTGAAGAATCCTTATTTGGGCCAACTTTTTTAAGTCCCATGCTCATAGCGATAGATGCCGCCAAAGCGACAACTCCGACTTTGAGCGTTGCTGTGTCAATAAGAGCATCAAAATCAGAACCTGCTGCAATCCAAGCGCCCAAATAGGCGGTGATAAATGTTTTTGCTGCCTGCTCAATTGAGTCTTTTATGAACTTTGTACTCATAGTGCCTCCGTGTCAAATCAATTTTATCACAAGCAATTTAGCCAAGAGACGAGAAGTCAAGTACGGCATATTCTTCGCTGTCAAGGATAAATGAAAGCGCAGTGAAAACTTCATGATTTATAGCAAACCCAAGCGGTCTTGTTAATTCTGCGTACCTAAGAACTTCTTCGCTTGTATCACCGACAGTAGAAACGCCTGGGGTTTCGCTGAGCAGGGTGTAGACATTTACCGTAAATGATGTTCCTCCTGGGAATATATAAACAACTTTATTCCCAGTCAAAATCTGCTTAACCGTATTTGTTAGTGCTTCTCTTGTTCCAGCCTCGCGTCCAAANTATGCATTATTGAGTTGCCAACGAGCAAATTCATCTGNGTCTGCAACTAGTTCATTCCCGCTGTATGTAATGCTTTTTACCAATTTTGCGCCAATAAATTGTGCAAGCCAAGTTTGATATTCGCTATTTACATAATCTGCGTCAACCAAAATGCTGCTTGCCCACGGCGTGGAGTTGCCAAATTGAGCAGATATTTCACTTTGTGAAAACCTGTAAAAATTTGAAGACATTTGGCTTGCTATTCCAGCATAATATGTCAACGCATGAATCATTTTGAAATAAGGGTATTGCGGATAAGACTGCTCTTTATCCATGTCCCACATAAATGATGGAAGATTTCTTCTTGCGTTTTGAACAAATGGGTTATTGTAAAAACCACCATCGTTAACCAAAACTGGAAGTGTCAAATACATTTTTGAACCGCTATGTCCAGTCACGCTTATNGAAACTGAAAATTCCGANGGNTTNGTGCTGGAAACNGATANTTGNCTAGACCATATGGTTGACCAACTCCCAGGAAAGGTTTCTGTTGAGTGAGTTGATGATGAGCCATTTTCGTCAGTCAACAGGGTCGCAGCAATTACTTTTCTTTCGCACTTAACCCGTGCATGAAATTGAACCAAATTGTTTTCAAGAATTTCGGATGAGACCGTAAAATTGTTTAACTCAATAACAACTGGGAGGTGCTCTTCTACTGGAAGTATCTCAAAAGAATATTGCAGTGGGTGTATGTACTCACCAGAGACAACGGAAACAACCGCATTCGTAAATGTCCACCCATGTGAATAATTGGTTGGGCTAACATTTTGCAGAATGTTATCGTTGGACAGGATTCTTGATTCAAGCCT